CCTGCAGCTCTTATCGATGTTGATTACTTGGTGTATTCACCCAATGTATTTTGAATATTCAGAATCTAGCGGTGTACGTCACCGCTTTATTTTGGTATAATATTCAAGATCATTGTTATAGTAGTTTTCGTTGATTTGAACTTATTTTACCTCCTTATATTTCTGATTGAGGAGATCTTTAGTCAAGATTTATCAAAACGAAACCTTATTTGTCTTGTGCATTCAGGTACACCCCCTGATGCGTATTCATTTTTGTATATTATTGAACATATTTTATATTTTATATATTGCGTATCCGACGATCTTCGGTTTACATATATAGTAAAATCACAACGACGGTATCTACTGAGACTGTCTTTGTATGACAGTGTCTCTTTAGGAGTCCGTGTCTAGAATTTGTTCTAGGAAATTCCTCGTTAATTTGTTACGAGGTCTTCTGTTTTTAGATGATTTTTAATTTGGATGGATCACCTCTTCCTATCTTGTGATGGTTCACTGTCCTGAATTCTTACAATAACTCTATGAGTACTATTGGTTTTCATTATGGATATAACTACAGAACTTGAGAAGTCGAGGTTTGTCACGCAGACCAACTGTAAGTCGTGTGTGAAATCTGATGATTTTTGATTCTTTTAATGGAAAAGTGAAGCGTTACAGTGTTGTTATGATACTTGGACCCTGAGAAGTCCACATACAGCTGAACGTGTATAATGCTCGTTACGGAGCATGGAGAGATCCAGTGAAGTAACTATTCGGTTGGCTCCGGTATGCAAATATCGTGGTCCTTTATCGGTGACCGGACTATGCAACTCATGCGAGGAAAGCATAGTAATTTCAATACGACCGATGATCATGTGCTCCGGCAAGTGCACATGATACAACCCCCTCTTGCTGCTAACTTTAATTATTTTTTAAAACTTTCAGAAGAAAACTCTTTGATTCTCGCTGATGAACCAGTGAGTCCCAACCATCCCCATGGACTGAGTGATGAGACTGCTCTTATTACTCGAGTCCCTGTTATGATTGGCGATCAGATTCTCGTTACTGAGATGCTTCGTACCAATCGGTCTCTATGGGGTATGCGTTTGGAAGAGAAGTCTACCATTGCCGCAACCATTTCGGAGACTTCTTCTACTAGTAACCGTCCTCGTTCGGTTAGTGTTCGTTCTCTTCGTTTTCGTGACGATGACGATCACTTTGATGAGGCTATGGAGATGTACGGTTTTCAGGTCGATTATGATTCTGATTTTTCTGTTACTGAATATGTGCAAAAGGATTGTCCTTATCTTCCTTTGCCTCCAGTGCCAAACCCGTCCGAGATTGACGTCCATAGCGACGGTTTCATCGAGACAAAATTTGACGATGATTATACTATGGACACTCAAGGTTGTTCTTTGCCTCCTGAGGGAGCACCTGATTCTGAATGGGATTATTTCTTTGGAAATTGTACCCATGAGGAATTCCAGGAAGCTCCGCTAGAAAAATTTGAAGAGTGGAGAATCCGTATTAAGAACATGGAATCCCCCGCTTCTAAGGACAAGCTTGATGGATTTGATCCCCATTCTGGTGTTGATTATACCTTGAATCCTGGATTTACTGATATTCCGGAAGAAGAGGTTCACGCTAGAATTGCGCGTCGCTTGAAATTTGCTGCAAGGATTAAGGCTGAAATGATGTCTATTACAGAAGCTGAAATCGATTTGCAAGCGAAACTTTTTAATGCGAAGCTGGAGAAAATCCATATTGAGCGTAAATTGAGGAAATTCCAGGCTCATCAGGGAGAAGAAGACTCCATTGAGTTCTGGCTCAACAAACTGGATAAGTTGTCTGACCGCATGACTGATTATTCGAAGATTCTCTCTTCTCGAGAAGTCGATAGTGTGATTAAGCATGTTGAGAGACTGATTTTGTTGTTCCTTGAGTTGCGTGAAACCCGCTCTTATTCGGGAATGATGGCAGCGATTCTTGGTTACCTGCAAGGGTTGACTGGGAAAAGTTTGTTCAATACTGTTCGAGAATATTTGGCAGACGCTCTAGCCATGGAAGCTCACGATGGTGATGAGGACGAGGAAACTCCAGCTTGGCTGGAGGTTTTTCGGTCCGTTACTAAAAATTGGAACTCTGTGACGAAGATGCCTGCCTGGAAATATTTTCAGCGTATTTTGTCATTGGCTGTCTCTGCTGGTCTCTGCAAGGCTGCCGATGTTAATTTCCGAATTGGTGACATGAAAATGTTCACCCTCAAGATTGAAGAGAAACAAGCTAGTGCTTGTGATCTGATGGACGCTATTCTGGCTACAGCTGATTATTTTGTTGAAGCCGGTTATGAAGCGTTTAAGACTAGATCAATTCGCCCGTTTTTCTTCGATAACCAGACTGCTCGTATTCTTGATGAAGCCTATATCGGCATTTCGGCGAGTATGAAAGCTCTACCCACTGGTGATCTTGAGAAGACTAAATATAAGTCCGAAGCTGAATTAGCCCACGTGTTAGAAAATACACTGTCTGGGTATATTATTCTTCGGCATCAAACCAAGAATCCCTCGGAAAAGCGCACTTTGGATGCGCGTTGTATGCAATTGGAGGAATGGAAGCTTTTGTTTATCCAACAGACTGTGTCTGGGGGGTTACGTGAAGCCCCATACTCCATTTATCTTGTGGGAAAACCTGGTATTGGGAAATCCATGATGACTCAGGTCTTGGTTGAGGTTGTGTTGCAAGCCAATGGTGTTAAGTACACTCAAAAACAAGTTGCAACAGTCAATCCAGGAGACAAATTTGCATCTACCGTGAAGAATGATACGGTAGTCATCATTTTGGACGATTTTGGAAATTTCGTGCTCGAATTTGAGACCGAAAATCCACTGAAGTATATTATTGAAATCTGTAATAATGTGGTTTCATATGTACCCAAAGCAGAAGCCAATGAAAAAGGCAAAATTGCTTGGCGTCCAAAAATGGTCGTGACAACTTCAAACATTGATGACCTTTTGTTTAATAAGTTGTCAAATGCTCCTGGATCGGCTAAAAGACGTGGTATTCGCATGAAGCCATTTCTTAAGCCGGAGTACGCTGAACATGATCGTTTCAGCGAAGATAAGTACCGCGCAGCTAATAATGGTTTGCTCCCTGCGGTCCCTGATGCATACGATATTGATATTCAGGAATGGGGAGTAAAGAAATGGGAATATATGCCTTTCAAAGATGGTGACACGAAACGTCTCTCTTATGCTGAGGCATTAGAATTTCATATTCAGAAATCACGTGATCATTTCAAGAAACAAAAAGATTACGTGAAGAATCATGGTAAGATCCGAGAACAAATTGTGATTTGTGAACATGCCAAGGTTCGTTCTGAATGCCCTAAATGTAGAGCCATCGATGAAGAGGAAGAATTTTTCTCTGAAGAAGGCTTTACTCAGGAGAAATTTGACGCCGCCTGTGCTGCGGCTTTAGGACATGAAGCCCATTTCGGGACCGAGACAGTTGTTAACTGGATGTGGCGTTGGATGATTGGCCGTTTCTTGGCTCTGTTTACTCCTATCCGCACTAGTTTTTCTGACTATCTCCGTGATTCCTCCAATGAACAACTCCAATTATTGAATGCCAAGCTTCATTTCTTTTCGCTGTTTGGTTTTTATGATTGGTTGCCAGATTGTGTTGTGGAGACTGAGATGTTCGAGAACTATCTTTTGTTCATGAACTCGTCTTCTATCGCACTGAAGTATTGGCAATTGTTGTTAACCTTTTTTATGTCCTTCTTCCTGTTCCTGACTGGGCCTGCTGTGGGTGGAACCCTCAATGGTCTTATCGTGTGGCCTTATTTGGTACAGTGTGCTACTGTTACTCATGTACGTGTGATTGAGGAATTTCGCGAACGTCGTGGTGCCCTCCCTGTGGAGTTCACTGCAAGTCGCGATAAATTTCTTAAATACGCATTGGCTGGTACTTTTATGCTCACTGGATTGGCAGCTGCATACAAGTTGTATTCGTCCTCTAGGGTGATGGAACCGCATGGAAACATTGCGCCAACCACTATGAAGGACATTAAGGAACGGGATGCTGAACAATCCGATTGGGCAAAAACCGTTGTTGAAGCTTTGCCCGTCACCGATAAGTGTAAATGTATCACATATGATGAGTTGCACGCCAAGGTGAAGAAAAATCTGGTTTATGTACGTTACCCTGAAGGAGATAAATTCAAATTCACAAATGGTTTCTTTTACAATTCCAATGAGCTTTTGATTCCGTATCATATTTTGAGTAAGGAGCCCAAGGAATACCAGATATTTCGCCGTGGGGAACATATCCGTGGTGGTCAGTTCAAGGAGATTCTCTCCGTCGGAGCTGCTTCAGTTCACCCAACCAAGGATGTTGCTATGGTGCAGTGTTGTAATACTGCCCCATTTGAAGATCTTCGGGAGTATTTTGCTCTAGAGGATCATCCCCAGGCACCTTTTTCCATGACCGTTTTCCATAAAGATGATACTTTCTCTGTTGGACATGGTCTTGCGAAAAAGGCACAGATCAACAATTCAGTTCGGAAGTCGGAAGGATACCTGTATTTGCTTCGTGACATGGATACATTTCAGGGAATGTGTATGGCCACTATGATTTCTCAGACCCGTGCGCCTCAGATCATCGGTTTCCATATCGGTGGTAAAACAGGTACAGGTGAAGGTTGTGGTGTTTCGTTGACGCGCAGTGAACTTGATTCTATGCATGATCAATATTTTGCCAAACACATCTCAGCTTTGGAACATATTTCGGAGGGAACAGTGTTTACCGAACATTATGGAGTTGAGTGGTTTGAATCTCCTGATATTCACCCAAAATCCCCTTTGAATTGGCTCCCGGAGGAGTGTAACATCCGGTATTTCGGTTCTTGCAAAGGACGTGCTACATATTATACTGAGGTTGTACCCACTCCAATAGCTGATCTTATCACCGAAGTATGTGGCCATGAACAGGATTATGGTGGTCCTCATTTTCATCGTTGGAAATCATGGTATGAGAGCCTTGTCTATTCTTGCAACCCATCAATTGGATGTGAGATTGAACATTTGGACTGGGCTGTACAGGACTACGAAAATCAGTTATGGGGTATTTTTTCCGTTGAAGGTATTATGGAGGAAGTGAAGAAACTTTCGGAGATTGAAATTGTCTCTGGGAAAGATGGTATTCGTTTCATAGATGCCATGCCCCCTAATACTTCATGTGGCTACCCGTTGGGAGGACCGAAGAGGGGTAAGATTATTGAGCTTGAACCTAATGACGAACACAATTGCCCACGGACATTTTGTACTGGTGTGTGGGAAGAAGTGAGACGGTTTAAGGCCGCTATTCGCTCTGGTCAACGCTACTATCCCATGTTTAAAGCTTGTCTTAAAGATGAGCCCACCAAGGCCGAAAAGGAAAAGGTTAGAGTTTTTCAGGCTGCTCCGCTCTCTCTTCAGATTGCAATTCGGGAATACTTTTTACCAATTGCTAGGGTTCTTTCATTGTTTCCCCTCGTATCTGAATGTGCTGTTGGAATTAACGCACAGGGACCCGAGTGGGATGTCCTCCAGGAATATATTAAGAAATTCGGTATTGATCGTATTGTTGCGGGGGACTATGCTAAATATGATTTGCGCATGTCTGCGAAGCTTACTTCCGCTGCATTCAAAATTCTTATTGATTTTGCAGAAAAGTGTGGATACAGCCAAGACGATCTTGCAATTATGCGCGGCATTGCTACTGAAGTTGTCTACCCTATGATGGCTTACAACGGCGATGTTGTGATGCTTCAAGGTTCTAACCCGTCAGGTCAGAATTTGACCGTGTATATCAATTCGATTGTGAATTCATTGTTGAATCGTATTGGTTTTCGCATGATTTATCCCAACTATACCGGTCGTTTTTGTGACGCTGTTGCCCTGGCGACTTATGGCGATGATTTCAAATCTTCTGCCTCTGATGAATTTCCTGACTTCCATCATGTCTCGTTAGCTGAGAAATTAGCAACTATTGACATGAAGATCACGATGCCTGATAAAGAAGCCGATCCTATTCCATTCTTGTTGGACGAAAATTGCGATTTTCTAAAACGTCATAATCGTCTACATGAGGTGGGGTACTATATCGGTGCCCTAGATGAGGAGAGTATTTTCAAGTCTTTGAAAGCTGTTCTTCGTTCGAAGCATGTTTCACTTAAGGAACAAGCTGCACAGAATATCGATGGAGCTCTCCGTGAATGGTTTCTGCATGGTCGTGAGATCTATGAGAACCGTCGCGAGCAGATGAAAGTTGTTGCTGCTCGCGGGGATATTGCTCACATGTGCACTGGACTTGATGAGACTTTTGATGATCGTGTTCGTGTTTGGAGGGAAAAGTACACCCCTCTCTCCCTCGATGATGAACTCGTCGAGGTTGAAGAGACCATCTTTGAGGAGCATTCTGGCTATGAATGCCAAGAATATACTGAGATTGCCATCGATAGAATGGCCGAGATTCAGCACACCTGTAGAAACGGTGTAGAATATCTTTGGTATACTCCTCTGCCCGGACCGCATCTCCCGGTTGATTATGTGAAATTGATGATAGTATTGTTGCCGATCCTCTGGTACATGTTTTACTACGGAGCTATTGCTCTCTTCACAATTTATACTCTTGGTGAGGTGCGGAGGTTTGTTCACGATTATTTGCGCTATCTTGCTCAAATGCGCAAAATGGAGAAAGAAATGCTCGGTCTCAATTACGAGTTTTTACGTGAACATCCACATATAGCCGCGGCGGCTTAAAAGGTCCCTCTCTCCGGTTGACTCCTGGAGGTGCTTGTATATATTAAGCTAAAGAGTCATGTGTATATATGGTTACGGCCACTGCATGTTATTTTGTGTCTTGTTGACTGCTTGTGGAACGCTTTGTACATAAGGAATTGATGGGTATTTACCCATGGTCTCGCCAACCAACCACAACGCACCGTGCATTTATGGAGTTAATACGCTCCTATGTAACGTTTTAAATGTATTACTACGCTTGAAAATAATAACAATGTAAATTCATATACTTTAACTGTAGATAATCATAAAGAGTCGATCGTTGCGTTCCATCACGCTGATGCCGCCTGGACTACGAAGGTGGATTCTATTATGGATCCTACCCGTGATTATGGATATTACGGGGATGCGGATCTTGCTGAATTTTTGCGACGTCCTGTCAGAATTCTTGATGCTGATTGGACTGTTACAACTGGGTCATTTCAGCAAGCTATCGACCCTTGGACCCTTTTCCTGGAGAATACGCAGGTACGAAATCGAGTAGAAGGTTATCGTACACTCCAGGGGACGCTGAATTTGAGAATTGCGATCAATGGTGGTCCGTTCCTTTACGGACGCATGATTGCAGCTTATTTCCCCTTGCAAAGTTATAACGATCACTCGTTTGGAGCAACGACGGGGGAATATTATAAACAGCAGCTGTCCATGCTTCCACACGTTTTCTTGGACCCTACCACCTCGGAAGGTGGTGAAATCGTGTGTCCCTTCCTGTGTCCTGATAATTGGATAGATCTATCGGGAGGGTTTTACTCAAAAATGGGTCGTCTGCACTTGTGTTCCGTTAACGATTTGCTTCATGCAAATTCTGCTACTGGCAAAGTGAACATATCCGTTTATGCTTGGATGACTAATGTCCGCTTGGCTGGTCCTACCACTGCACCTTATGAAACATATGAGGCGCATAGTGGAGAGGAACTCGCCTATGGGGCAGCAAGTATCTCTGTCCTTGGAGCTGTTGCAGCTTGGATGCGACACTTCAAATGCTCATTTGTGGGTGAGGATCGGAGTAATAACGGATTGACACTACCAGATGGTAGTGCAGACATGCAACCTCATGCTGGAGATGAATATGGGAGTGGTATTGTGTCTAAACCGGCTTCAGCAATCGCTAAAGTCGCGGGGACACTTGCCAATATCCCAATTATTCGCCCTTTCGCTCGACCTACAGAGATGGTCGCTGAGGGTGTGGGTCGCATGGCTCACATTTTCGGTTATTCTAGACCAACTGTGGTCAGTGATCTGAATAGGGCCAAGATTAAGAATGCTGGCAATATGGCCAACACAGATCAGCATGAGGCTGTTGTAAAGTTGTCTCTAGATTCCAAGCAGGAGTTATCCATTGATCCACGAACCGTCGGTCTTAGTGACGTGGACGAAATGGCATTCAATTATTTGAAACAAAAAGAATGTTACATGAGTACCATGGAGTGGACGGAGTCTCAAGTCAATGGAGACAATATCGGGACTATGTCCGTTGGACCCGATTTTCATAATGAGGAGACAATTAATGGTCACCCCTTGAACTTGCTAGCACCCATGTATACGGTTGCTGCTCCTTTCAAGTTCTGGAGGGGTTCAATTAAGCTTCGTTTTCAAATTGTTGCATCCCAATTGCATCGAGGTCGATTGCGTTTTTCATATGATCCATACCGACATCAATTTGGAGAGCGAGCCGAAGAGAACGAAACTTATTCACGAATTGTGGACCTGGCTACACATCGTGATTTTGAGATGGTTATTGCTTGGAACCATCCTCAATCTTGGCTCAGAGTGTATGATAGACTTGGATCGAGTCTATATAATCACCCTATAGGTACGACTACCATTACTGAGGATTATCATAATGGTCAAGTGCGAGTGGAAGTTGTTAATGAACTTACATCACCAAACCCCGCGCTAGCTCAACCGGTGTACATTAATCTTTTTGTTTCTGCCGGTGAGGACTTTGAAGTTGCAGGCCCAACAGATGATATGTTGAATAAGCTTGAATATGAACCTCAGTCAGGGTATGAGCCACATTCAGGTGTGGAAGGAGAAGAAATTATTGTTGAATCAGACAATATTCCTGAATCCCCAGCTCCAATCACGCCAGTCGGGCAACAAGAAAGACCGGACAACCCGACTACACACGTGTTCTTTGGCGAATCATTCGCCTCAGTACGCGCCCTTCTTAAGCGTTATTGTTATCACCAATCGTATGCTACAGCTTCTGGCTTGCATTCCTATATTGTTGAGTCTAACTTTCCCACTGAACCAGGTGTGAGTAAGGCTCCGCGACATGTTACTGATGTGACAGCAACTCCATCTGCCTCTCCGTATAGTTATACGGCTATGACCCATCTCAATTGGTTCGTACCGTGCTATGTAGGATGGCGTGGAGGTCTGCGGTCTAAATATGTCAAGTCCAATGGTGGTACCATATTTGTGCGCCGGTTTTCCGAACCAGTTCACCAGGCAGATTGTGGGTTAACAACTTACACAATTTCCACTGGTGATGCTAGTCGTGGTGCCTATAACGCACTCGGCCTGTACGCAAGTACGGCTGGGTGTGATATGATTTACACCAAGACTGACGGATGTTCGGAAGTCGAATTTCCATTCTATAGCCATAGGCGTTTTGCGCCTGGCCGTCGTTTTTTGGACGGTACTGGTTTAAGCGGTAATGAATGGTTAGGAGAAAATGGGGGACACTTAGTAGCACTTGAAAATGATGCTACTTCTACGACATATCTTAATCGATTTGTCGCTGCAGGTGATGATTTTTCTTGCTTCATGTTTATTGGACAGCCAGGAGTCCTTAGACGAAGTGAGAAACCACTTGCAAATGGTGGTCAACCGCTACCACCGTATTAGTTATCCGGCACCCGGATATACGGCTTTATGTCGTGATGGGGGCAACCAAACGAAACTCTACATACCTGAGTTTTGCTTAGCTGAAAATTAGCTTTTGGTTGTCCTCGGACAACCATCATGCTAGAATGATGCTATTCTTTCTCAGTATGTAGGGTGCAGTTTATAGAGTTGCCCACCTGACAGGTTAGGTATGGCTCAGGTTCGCATAGGTTAG